GCAACAAAAATTAAAATTAATGCAAGCACAAGAAAGTTCTCTTTCTAAACAAATAGCAAGTGGTAACATTGTGCAAACTGGAATGATAAGCAGTGGCGGTAGTTCATCATCTTCCTCTACTTCTTATGTTTCAGGAACAAGTGTATCTGCTCAAGTGTGGAATTTCTTGAAATCTAAAGGATTATCTGATGGGGCAGTAGCTGGTATAATGGGTAACTTACAACAAGAGTCATCCATGAGTCCTACTGCTGCTGGCGGTGGATTGGCACAATGGATTGGTTCAAGGGGTGCTGATTTAAGAAAATTTGCATCTTCTCAAGGGTTGTCATCTAGTTCATTACAAGCACAATTAGGTTTCTTATGGCAAGAATTGAGTAGTGGTTCACAAGGTCTTACTCCTTCTCAATTAAATGGTATGTCTGCATCTCAAGCAGCTCAAGCATTCTCTAATTTGTTTGAACGTCCGGGCGTTCCAATGATGAACAATCGTATCAAATATGCTAATCAATATTACAACCAATATAACGGTACAGGTTCATCAGTATCATCCTCTTCTTCAAGTTCATATTCTGGTTCAGCAGCAGATAAACAACAGGCCATTGATAAAGCTAAATCTGATTTAATCCAATTACAACAAGATATTGCTACAACTAAAGGAACAATCAGTGATTTACAATTCCAACTAATGGATAGTAAACTTCATCAATATGACACGCAAATATCTGATTCCGAAGTCAAAATGAAGAATATGGATAAAACATCAGCAGATTACCGTAAGCAAGTTTGGTATCAATGGGACTTGAATGCTCAAAAAGCTAAACTATATCGTCAAGCTATTGCTGACGTAACAAAAGCTGAAGGAGCAGACTCTGCACATGTTGCTCAATTAAAACAGGAATATGAACAAGTAAGAGATACCATTTCACAATTGAATTGGGAATACTATACTTCCGAAATTGATCAACATACCACTGCTATTGACACATTGAATAATAAATTAGGATTAATTCAGAAAACCATGCAATTAACTCCTAACAATTTTACTTCTCAGCAATCAGGTATTAAACAACAAATAGATTTATACAAACAAATGATTGCTCAATATAATGCTCAAATTGAAGTAGAACAACGTGCATTGAAAAATGGTTATCTAGATGCTAGCCAACAAGCAGATATGAGGAAACAGTTAGAGGAAACAAACAACAGTAGACAAGAAGCTATTGATTCAATGAAGGAAATGCAAAATCAGTATGCTCAATTGATCTCTGATACATTATCAAAACAAAAAGAAGCTAATTTACAACATCTTCAAGACCAGTTTGACAAATTAAATAAACAACTTGGTGAATTGGTTAAGAAAGATTCTTCCTTTGATTTTGGTAACTTTACAGATAGTATTGACAATATTGTTAACTCACTTGATGAATTAGATGGTAATTTTTCATCTGCTTCATTCTTCCAATCGTCATCATGGGATATCCGTAATAATATTCAAGATACGAAGAATAGGATACTATCATTAGCAAGTGCAGTTAATCAATTAACTCAATCAACCTCTACTTCTCAATCTGGATTAGAATCCTTAATTCGTACTGAAGCAAGTCAAGCTAACCAAATCTATAGTCAAATTCAAAGCGTAGATAATCAAATTAGAGATTTGACTTTACAGTATAAACAACAAGAAGATTCGTTACAGAATCAAATCGACTTAAAAAATGAGCAATTAACACAATTACAGCAACAGTATCAAACACAACAACAAATTGATCAATTAAGTCAATTAACAACTCAACGTGACCAAGCAATGGCCGACAAACGTAACATTATTATTGGTGCAGACGGTAAAGAACAACTTACTTATGACGTTGCGAAAGTTGCTGACTTAAATAAACAGATTAATGATTTGAATAAACAAAATGCTGAAAAAGCACAAGAGCAAGCATTACAAGATCAAATCAATGCAATGACTAAGAATCTTAATCAGCAGAAACAAATCCATCAAGCTAACCTAGATCAATTGAATTTGTATAAAACTTCTCTTCAAAACTTATACGACCAATTGAATAGTGATATTAGTAATAAGATGAATGATTTGAAGGCATTACAAGATCAACAAGTTACCGATACAACCAAGAATTGGGATGATTTAATTACTGCTGTTCAAAATGGTACTGCTAACTATTCAACTATTATGAATACTTGGTATGGTCAAACCATCAAAGATATGCAATCATATAATGCTCAAATCGCTGCTCAAGTTACTCAATTAAAAGCAGCATTTGCAGATATGCAAAGTATTCAAAGTCAAATCAATTCAGTGAGTACTACTACAACCGGAAGTAAGATTGCATCGACTACTCAAAAAATAGCATCTGTTATCACCTCTAAAATTTCTACACATCATGAAGGTGGAGTTGTTGGTGAATCAGGCAATAAGACTTCGGATTTTATTAATAAATTATTCAATGTTAAACCGACTGAAGAGATTTCTAAATTGCTAAAAGGCGAAGTAGTAGTCCCAACGAAAAACTTCCCTAATTTCATTACTAATGTTAGAAATATGGTTAGTTCTATATTAGGAACACCTCAACTCATTCAAGCTGGAGATTCTATCACATTGAATAATGTCACAATTCAAACTGAAAATGCTTCTACATTCTTACCTGATTTACAAAGGATTATTAATACTAGGAAGTCTTAAAGAGAGGGTTCTATCCCCTCTCTTATTTTGTTAAGAAAGGAGAGAATAAATTGATTATTGGATTAAGCGCATTTGGAACAAGTAATTTCCAATCTTACTCCCCTCCTGTCACAAATGTAACGAAAATAACGATGCAAAATGCAATTTATGATGAAGTACATGTTCGTGAAAATACTGTTGTTATTGATTCATCTAATGTTAAAGAAGATTGGCAAATGGATACTATTATGCTTGCTAAGTTTTTAGGTGACTTAGAAGCAGGTAACATCAACAATCAGGGTATCAATATCACTCAATTTGCAATTAAACGTAGAAAAGTAAATGAAACAACGCCTATTACATTAGCATATAAAGATTTCGTTAATAATAATCAATTTGTTTATGATGATTATACACAAGCAAATGATGAATATATCTATTCAATTGTTCCTGTTGGAGAAAATGGACTTGAGGGACAGGAAAATTCGATTACAATCACATCTGATTTCACTGGGTTTCATTTAGTTGATAAGTTTACAAATCAAGTGATTAGTTTTGATAAATTTATGGGTTCAGAGCCTAGTGTTCAAACAACTCTTAATCAAGGAAAAACTCAAATAGACACCCTTTCACCATACCCAAGATTTTTCTATAATGGTCAAAATTATCATACATTTACTTTACAAGGAGTATTCATTCCTGAAGATTGGCAAAACAGTGAACAATTATATCAAAGTATTCTTACTCAATATGTCTATACTCATAAGCCTTTTCTTGCTAAAGGTGGAAACGGAAGTGTCTATATAGTTGACGTAAGTAGCCCACAAAAAGAAGTTCCATTAAATATTTATAGTGCTAGAGATTACTTTACGCTTACAATAACTTGTACGGAAATGTTGTCATACAGTGACTATATGAAACTGTGAGGTGATTAAATGTTAAATGCCTCTACTAACTTTATAAATGCAATGAACTCTCCTTCTGCCCAAGTATTTATTAAGCTTGAATTGTATGATTCTAATATGAATTATATAAAAGAAATAACCCAAGATGTACAGTCAGATTTAGGCACATTAAATATTAGTGTTGACTCCCCTATTAGACGTTCATTCTCTCTATCGTTAGATAATAGTCTAGGTGAGTTTATTTTTGGAGAAACAAACTTGATATGGTTAGATAAGCGAATTAAACTGTATATCGGATTGAAGACATGGAATGATGACATTGAATATGTTCCATTAGGAGTATTTGTTCTTACACAACCACAAAATCAACATACTTTACAAAATAAAAATACAACTATTAACGCTGTCGATAAGGCTTATTTCTTAACAGATAACAGAGGTAAGTTTGTAAACAATGTAACTATTCAAACAGGAGCTAAGATTACTGATTCTATAAAGTTAATCGCTAATGAAGTTGGAGAAACTATGTTCAACTTTGACGATATTACCGATACTGTACCTTATGATTTAACTTATTCAGGTTCAGATAATCGTTGGAAAGCATTGCAGGAATTGGCTACTTTAGCGAAAGCTGAAATATTTTATGATTGTCTTGGTTTTCTGAGGTTAAAGAAGTTAGATTTGGACTACTTTGACAATGAACCAATATCTTGGAGTTATAGTGCAGGAGATAGCTTTTACGTTGGCACACAAAGACAATTAGATGACAGTAATCTATATAATGACATTGTTGTTTTAGGTGGAAGTTCTGATACTGCAACCTGTAGTTATAGACTAACAGTTGATGAAACAAATACAATTTGGGCAGGAAGTCCATATTCAGTTCAGAAACTTGGTTACATAACTCAAATGTGGAATTCGGGTAATCCAGATAGTTTATTGCAGACAAACAATGATTGTAAATTCAGAGCCAAGTATCAATTGATGCATAGTTTAGGATTAACTGAAAAAATTCAATTGACTATTTTCCCAAACTATTTACATGATGGAAATGATGTTATTTTTCTACAAGATGATTCCAATGGAATTAGTGGTTCTAAGTATATTATTCAACAAATTAACATGCCATTAAGCCTACAAGCAATGACAATGGATGTAAAACGTTACAGTCCTGTAATTTCAGATTGGAACTTTATATAGGTGATGAATATGAATGAACAACAATTTTATAAATATGTCGAACAAATTGTATTAACTGTTCTTAAAAACAATAACATGTTAACTGGTCAATGGCATTTAGGTATAGTAGATTCAGTTGTTTCTAATCTTAAATTAAAAGTATTTGTTGATGCTGATACTACCTCACAAACAGTAGCATGTAACCAAAATGTCACATTTGCCGCTGGAGATCATGTTTGGGTAGTATTTATTAATGGTAATCCTAGAGATAAATTTGTTATAAGTCATCGAGCAGTTGGTTAAGGAGGTGTTAACAATTGCTTCAAAAAGCCTTTAATTGTAATCTAAAGGGAATTTCGATAGATTCTCAGAAACCTAACGATATAACTTGGTCTGTTTCAGGTGATGTCCAAACTGCTTTTCAAATTGATATTTATCTTAATTCTGATAACAGTTTAAAATTTAGCTCAAATAAAGTATCAAGTTATGCATTAAAGTACACTTTACCTCAAGGAAGTTTACCAAATGGAAATGAATATAAAATAAAGATTACTATATTCAACGCTTCAAATCAGAGCATACAAAATGATGGAGATATATTCCAAACTTCAAGTACACCAGTAGTAACAGTTGATCCTATTGGAACAGTTGGTAACTTCAATTACAATTTTACAGCTTCATATTCACAAGCCGAAAGCGTGAATTTAAGAAACTATGTAGTGAATCTATATGATACTAATAAAAATTTAATTAATAACTCACCTATTCTCACCTCTTTACCAATGCAATATCTATTTAGCAATCTGCAAACTGAAACTAATTATTATATTGAATTTGTAGCCACTAGTTCTGAAGGATTAACAGGAACAAGTGGCTTAATTTCATTTTCCGTATTTTATTACAGACCAAAGCAGACTGTGTATCTTACTGGTAAGAATATTGACAATGCTGGCATTGAATTAACTTGGTTTGTTCGGCAGATCATCTTGGAAAATGTTGGTGGGACATTTATAAATAACGATGAAATTGATGTAACAAATGGAACGGTTACTGCTGATACTGGATTCTCTATTGATAGAGATTTTTCATTAAAAGTATGGTTACGTGGTGTTGAAAATAACGTTCCGTTAATTACTTTGTATGGTGATAATGGTCAAATTGTATTGAAATACAATGCTTTACGACAAGCATTTATTT